CATGCCCTACCTTGCATGCCCTACCTTGCATGCCCTACCTTGCATGCCCTACCTTGCATGCCCTACCTTGCATGCCCTACCTTGCCACGTGTACTACCTTGCCCTACCTGCTACAACCAAGCGCACTAACTGAGAGCATACATGCAAGCAGGCAGGCAAGCGCACTAGCCAAGTCCTGCCTTAACCGTTCCTTAATGAAGAATACAGGCCATGCTATGAAAGTATCAAATCCGGTATCAGTCACGCGCAAGCGCAGGGAAAATAGTGCAGTAGAGAAGAGCTGGAAAGCCAGCAAGAGGAGCATGCCGAGCATGAACAAGCATGGTACAAGATATTGAACCAAGGACAGCAAATAGTACAAGATATTGAACTAGGTAAGTAAAGTAAGTAAATGCAGATAGATACAAGCATAGCATACAAGAGCAAGGACAAGGAAAGCTAGGAAATGCTAGCTGATAGCATAGCAAGCAGTACAAAGAGGTACAAGAAATTGTACTAGAAAGGATCAGTAGCAACGAACCTGTCTCATGAGGAGCGAAGCGACGAACGACAGTTATATATAAGTAAATTAGAGGCTTACGAATAACTTTCAACAAAGTTTAGGTGAATTGGCACAATTGGCATGCCAGCTGCAAAGACAGTATTATCTTGCATGGGCAAGCAGGGCATGAGCCACTTTGACAGATAAATATGAAATGCAAGCCGGACCACTCAAGGCCGACCAAGTGAAGATACGCAAAGCGCGCTCTGATCTTGACGCAAAAAAGGGCATGACTAACATAGGCTAAAAAAATCTTTCAAATACTTGTTGACAATCTCAGCAAGGCATGAAAGAAGCATTTCCAGACGAGACGATCTTTGACAAATCCGCCCATTTAAAGCGGTCCAGCCCATTAAAGCTAGCTTGGCAGTTCAGGTTTAAACCATAGGAACGGCAACCAAGCGAAGCGGGCCGGATTAGCTTGTATAAGTGGGACAGAGGACAACATAGCAGAATAAAGAAGCGGGATAATTTGCTAGTGATAGTTCCAACGAACTGCCTGCAATGCAACATAACTGCAAAAATGCGAACACAACGAGCGCAAAAAACAAATGGTATGCGCTCCGCGGACTAGCAGCGTATCAAAACAATGCGTCCATGCTCCAGCGGGAAAGCGCAAGCGGAAACGTCACGGCAGGACAAAGAATACGGTGGGAAAAGGCATTGGGTCGGGAATCAGGAACTAGAGCAAATTATCAACGAACCGCGAAGCGTACGACGCTTGCCAGACCTAGCAAGTCGGGCACCACGTCGGAACGAACTAAAAGCACAACAAAAGATGATTGTTTTGTAAGTGGGGCGACTGGCTATTTTTTTTTCAGTCGTCCTACTTTATCAAAGCACTCCGCTTTGAATAACATTGTAGCAATGTGAGGACATTATGGAAACGACAAAGAAGATCGAAAAGAACACAAGCGAAGCAACCAAATCGGCAACCAAGAGAAAGAAGCCCACGGCTATGTCCGTATTCAATACCGTGGTTGATAGGGCAGTAAAAGGACAAGAAGCAACGAACGCGGACTGGAAAGAGGCAACATGGCGTGCGGTTGAGTTCGCAGCTGGCAAAGACAGGAACCTCGAACCTGTAAACATATTGATTAACAAGGTGCATGCCTGTAAATCGTTGCGAACCATGGCGCTCGTTGAGTACTTCAGGCACCTTGCCACCGTGGACGGGGATTGTCTCGTTGACTGGAGCGCCAAGGAACTGAAGTTCACGTATTGCTCAAAAGAGACTATTCCTGCATCCGCCGTAGCGCAAGCGAAAAAGGTCGCATTCTGGGAGTTCAAGAAAGAAAACATCCATAGCATGCTGAAATTTGACCTGCTCATCGAAACTGTTAAGAAGCTTCGCGCGAAATCTGACGAGGGAAAGGCGCTTGTCACCGCTGATGAACTGAAGCTTCTTGCCGACATCGAAAAGCTCATGGTAAAAGCTGATCCAACAATCTTCGAGAAGAAAAGCGCGAAGAAGTAAAGTAAGGTCGATAGTTCGTACAAGGTCGGATGCATAACGTATCCGGCCTTTTATCGTTCGATTAACCGAAGCATGGAGGACACTATGCAAAAGACACGAAAGAACAGACGAATTGATAGGGTAGCCGCGTCGATTGACCAAGGGTGGCGTGATGAAGTGCGGCTCGGCCAACGTCGAGCGAAGCGCGTACAACGTATGCTCGGAGTAGCATTGCAAGCGGCGGGCTGGCTTTGGCTCGTTTGGTTTATGTATCCTTTTTACGAATCCGCTGCGTCCTTCGCCAAGGGGCTTGGCATCGCCGGACTCGTGCTGGTACTAGTTGCCATAGGTGTGTCGTATATGTGGGACAAGCTCGAAGAAAGTCAGGAGGTATAGTCATGCGCACTCGTGAAACTGTTATGATTATTAGTGCTGCTCGTTCCGATAGGGGAATTGCGACCAATCTCGCCCGGAAGAAGATGCTTCGCATGGATCTTGACGTACTCGCCAGACAAGGCCAGATCAGGTTCGCGCCTGCCTTGGGCTTTTATCAGGGGGAGTCTGAACACTCGTTCGTAGTCGTAGTGCAAGCTGCATCCGCAATCAAGACTATCCTCGGCCTTGGTGTGTACTACGATCAGGAGTGCGTCCTGATTCGTGATGATTCCGGAGTGTACTTGCACTACATGCAGTATTTCCCGCAACCCTTCCGTGCTCCTGAGCGCATAGGAAGAGACTTGTTTCCTGTCGAATTCGATGGACCGAACAGGCCGGAGGCTTACACGTACTTCAACGGGCAGGCATGGGTGGCAGCATGAAAACTTTACTCTGGATCGTACTCGGTGCGGCTGGTCCTTTGTTCGCACTAGCATGTGTCGTGCAGCAGGCGGTGGTGTTGTAATATGCAGACCTTTATCCTTGAGCGTAGTAGTGCAGGTATATTCGGTTATCGTGTGCAAAAATTCGGACATTTCAACTCAACTGTTTTTCGTGCAGACCAAGAGGGGAGTTATAGAAACAGATCGGAATAGGGGCAAGCTATACAACAAGTTCAAGCGCCTAGCTGGACTCGCTGAAACTAGGGCAGGGGTGCGTCGAATTGGCGACGAGCTTAACAAAGATTAGGAGGATTTATGTCGGATCATGCATCAGAGAAGTATTGCCGTGACTGTATGTTCAATGAGTTCGGGATAGAGGAAGATCCGTGCAAGGGGTGTGCGGATTCGATGCCACACCCGCGTTTCAAGCCTGCCTTGAAAGAGGGAGACTTGATTGTACTGGCGGGGGCATGGCATAGAGTCGCACATGCATACGGGATGTACTGGCTGCATCGGGACTGTCCTGCGCATAACTTGCAGATATTCTTTGATGCGGGTATGTCGGTTGAAGATGCACGAGACTTCTTTATGGAAGTAGATGATAGTATTGAGTTCGACTACTCGTGGCCGTGCATGAGTATGCAGCAACTTGTACGATGCATTCACGCTATTCGTAACGATGCTCGATTCAATAAATCAGATAACCCTGTAACCGTGGAGGATACCCGCATAACTAGAGAATCTAAGACTTTCAAAAACGCTGAAGAACTCAAAGGGGAAGTATTGCAGCTCAATGATGAGGTTGTGTTTACCGTATGTGGTGAGTCTGTGCCGTACGAGGTGCGTTCAAACTTCATGACTTGCAGCGACGCGTGTAATGATCGCGTGTTTGCTTTGCTCGATATGTCTCAGTCAGAGAAGGCACAGTTCGCCGAAGAAGCGTACGGATACAGCCTGCCCAAGTCGGACGGGTTCTGGCCGTACTCTGAGCGCGGAGACTACGCCGCCCTGACCCGCCTGTGCCTTGCGCTGTACGAGAAGATCGATCCGACTCCTGCCGTCCTGAAGAGTGCTGCGGATGTGCTGAAGCATGGGCTGAAGCACGGCACAAAGATTCTCTTTCCCGGTACGAGTACTGAGTATAGTGTAGAAGGGCGTCCTGATATGTTCGCTTACGGGCTGTACTTGCAGGCGACCGGATGCCGCGCTAATGCGTACATCTTTGATGAGCTGAAACTCGACAAATATCAGTTCTGTAGCATGATGTATGGGTACGAGGCTAAGGCAGGTGACTGGCCCGAGACTGACGGTGAAGACTACGCCGCCCTGACCCGCGCTGTAGTGTGTCTGATGCACCTTGCCGAAGTGCGCGAAACGGATAAGGTCAAGAGCCTGCGTGCAAAGCTCGCCGAACTCGTAGCGCAGCGCGAGTCTTACGAGGAAGATGTACAGGCAGCAAAGCAGGCTGTGCAGGAAGCTACTGAAGCTCTCGACCAAGCACGCTCCGATCTGAGCTATGAAGAATGCGAACTCGAAACCTTGCAGGAAGATATCGACGAGCTTGAGGAAGCAATCAAGGAAGCGCTCGAAGGTAAGTAGCAACTAAGCGTTATAGGCAAGTACAGTAATAGCCCACCCTTATTAGTACAATACAGGCGTCAGTCAGTGTTCATGCACCCTCGCACCCAAAACAGGGATGCGGACCAGTGCTGACGCCTGCTGTATACATCAAGAGAATTAACCCAATCAACTTTTCCTAGGAGGAAAACCATGTCCAAGTTCAATTTTGATTTCCTGAATGTCGATGACCTCGCCCCTGAACTGAAAGACAAGTTCGTGTCCGATGTGTCCGAGCAGGCTAAGCACCTCGCTGAGATTCTGGAAGACCCGACTTGCCCCGGCCCGTTGAACATCACGCAGCTCATGGCCGTGTACTCCCGTGCCTTCGGTCCTGTGCCTACTGCTGCCACCTTCCGCGCTTGGTTGAACAAGGGTGTGGCCGCTGGTATCATCCACAAGCCCAGCAAGCAGTTCTATGCTGCTGGTGCAGGCGTCAGCGTTGCTGATGAATCCCCGGAAGTAGATGCTTCCGAGATCGACCTTGACGCTGATCCGCTGGCGTAGGCGATACAATTTAAGTGCGGTCAAGCCTCTGACATTCCCCTAGGGTAAGCCTGTTACGCTTGGTCCTTCTTATCAGCCCCGTGCTTTCCTCTTAGGAGTACACAGCACGGGGCTTTCAGTACAGGCTCGTGCAACTTGAAAGAGCTGTCCTCCCTTGAGTACAGTTGTACGAGCTTGTACTAATAGCCCTGAGTTCTCTAGCTTGAAACGCTAACGGATTCAGGGCTATTTTTTGCGAGGAGGAAAGATGCCTAGAACTACAGCGCAGAGCTACATCGAAAGACTGCCTATCGGCGCACGTATAAGGGTGCAATGCTGTGGCCCTGACAAAAGTCTAAGCCTGCATCGCACAGGCAGTGCCATGCAGTTCAAGTGCTTCAGGTGCGGAGAGGGCGGGAGTATCCCAATTCAACGTAGCTTGAAAGAGCTGCTGCAAGAAACTCAGGAGGTCAACGCATGGCGTTCAAAATCAGTTCAGTTACCAGACGACTGCAATCAGGATTTGCCGGGGCATGCACTCGTATGGTTAGGGAAGGCGGGTGTATCAGAAAGATTATGGAAGCCCTTCGTTTGGTACAGCCCGAAGCTGAACAGGGTATGCTTACAGCTTATGTGGAACTCAGAAGTGGATGCCATTTGTACAAGAGACACGAGTGTCCCAAGACCAAATCCAAAGTACATTGTACAATACAGATCAGGATTCACGAGTCCGATCTGGCAGCATTCTGTACAATGCTTACCTGCTGCACATACTCACCTAGTTGTAGTAGAGGATGCACTGAGTGCAGTACGTGTCTCGGATGCAACACCCTTAGCTTGCATGTGTATCTTAGGGACTCATGCGGGAGACAGTATCCTGCGGCGTATGATTTCATTACAGCCAAGTGGGGTTACGTTATGGCTCGACGGTGATCGTGGTGGACATACAGGAAGCGTCAAGCTAAACAAGATAGTGCCCATGCTTGGTGTACCCGTCAGGCAAGTGCGTACTAAGAAAGACCCAAAGATGTACAGCAACGAGGAAATAAGGAGGTACTTATGTTAGCAAGTGAGCTGATGGCTGAACTGCTCAAGGAAATACTCACACATGGTGATGGCGAAGTGCGTTTTCATAAATGGTGTGATGATGAAGGAGAACGAGTAGATTCTGTTGTAGTTTATGAGGATGAGGATGCATTCGGGCATGTAACTGAACGACGCTTTAGATTAGTATGATCGACGTAAGGATACTACAGGTGCTGCGTGTCCGTAAGGACTATAACGCCTACCGACAATTCGTACCTGTCGTAGCACTTGATCCGCACACTAAGGTACTGCTCGATGATTACGGCGCGTATTTTGCGAAGTTCAAGTCAGAGACCATCGACTACGATACATTCGTGTCATGGTTCGAGAAGTTCCAGCATCCCAAGCTGAAGGATGAGCAGCGTGCAGTGTACAGGCAGATCATGCGTACTGCGCTGCAAGGTGACATGCCTGAAGGAGTACAGGATGGTCTGCTTGACGAACTGCGGGAACTCAGACTGGCGCACCAAACTGCTAACACAATTCAAAGATGGAATGAAGGTGAGATCGCTGATCTCTCCGCTAGTATTGCAGCTAGTATGGAAGCGTACAAGTTGGACAAGGGCGTATCCTTTGACGCTTGGGTCCAGCCAGACCTTGAGGGATTCTTGCAGCAGGAGGTGGACGAATCGGGCCTGCGCTGGCCCCTGCTGGCCTTGGAATCCACGACCCGTCCCTTACGTCCGGGCGATGCCCTGATCCTCGCAGCGAGGCCGGGACGGGGCAAAACGAGCTTCCTCGCTTTCCTTCTCACGCACTGGGCACGGTTCACCCCTTCTGGTACGAACATCGTATGGGTGAACAACGAGGGACCGGGGGCACGTATCTACCCACGCCTGTATCAAGCCGCCCTACGGTGCGGTGTGCGTGGCCTAGTGGATAGGAACAAGGCAGGTACTCTGCATAGCGATTACGCCAAAGCTTTGGGTAGAGCTGATAAGATCAGGGTACTAGATGTGCATGGTATGAATATGGCGCAGGTAGATGTGCTACTTGAGCAGCATAACCCAAGCATCATTGTGTTCGACATGCTGAACAACATCAAGGTACAGGAGGCCGGGGTAAGGACTGACTTGGATGTAGAGGCTAGGGGACAGTGGGCACGTGAGCGCGGTGTGAAGTACGATGCCTGCGTGCTGAGTACATGGCAGCTTTCTGCCGCAGCAGAGGGAGTGCTGTATCCTACTATGGCAGACCTAAAGGATAGTAAGACAGGACTGCAAGGAGCATGCGATGGAATTGTTATGCTTGGCTATAGTAATACTCCTGGCATGGAGTCTGTTCGTGGGTTAAGTATAGTGAAGACCAAGATGCAACGAGAAGGTGCGCCTGCTGATCCTCGTTGTGAGATCATGTTCAATAGGGACACGTGTCAGTTCGCTGACCTTAAATCTGAAGACGAAGAGGGGAGTATCGAGTTATGAACAAATTTAGAGTAGGTGTTAGTACCCGGAAGATGGGAGCAATCGGCGCATTCAGTAACTCGCTGGTTGAAGTAGAAGTCGAGGCTGACGACGAGGAGATGGCCCTGCATAAGGTTATAGACGCATGTGGTAGAGCCGGCCTTGAAGTACAACGATGTATGAGCATAGAGGTGAAGTGATGCTGGAAACATGGCAGATAATTATACTTGAGTTCTTTATGAGGGTGTTACCATAATGCACGGAAAACAATATTATCTCGAGTTGGTTAAGAAGGTGTCAAAGATAAACAAGGGTGCAGCAAGATACATGCGTAAACGTGCCCCGAAAGAAGTGAGTTCTTTCGCGTACTATGGGGAACTGAACGGTTGTTTTATTTGGTGCGATACACCGCAAGGGCATGACTTTTGGGAGGATATCTGGCGGCGTCTTGAACAGCCGTAAGGCCTGCACTAACGCTTTTGAAATTTACACTAGAAAATTATTGGAGGACTTATGGCTAATCGAATTGCAATGACTGTTAATGGCAACACGAACATCAAGCTCAGACCTCGCAACATGAGCATGCACCTGATTCTACAGCTCGTTCATGAAAAGCACGTACCCAAGATGATGCGTGTTGAGACTATGCAATACTACGGCGAAATGAAATTCTTGATGCAGAAGCAGGAAGAAGTCAGAGTTAAACTGACCCCGGCGCAGTACGATGGAGTACTTTGTGAGTGGTTGCGGAGGGTGCGCGCATGAGCAGTGTAGCTTTCGTTGAGGCACATATTACTGGCAGTTCTTTGGTGCATGGTGTAGCTCCTAATGACCTTGACATTTGTGTACTGTTCAAGTCATTAGATGATATGGAAACTTTCATGCGCGGTAAAGACTTATTCGGTTCAGACCAGTATTCCGCTGCTGGTAAATGGGGCGCGTGTCGAGTAGGAAACAAGAACTATATCTGCACTGCTGATAAAGAGTTGTATTACAGAACGAAAGCGTTCAGTACTGCCCTAAAGAAGTTGCAGCTCAAGAATAAAGAGGATAGGGTAGCCCTAGCAATTGCGTGCATGGATGACGAGCCGGAGTATGTAAATGAGATATAGCATAGACGAGATCAAACAGGCCCTGCGTGATTACGACAAGCCTCAAGATATAGCAGGGGCGTTGGGTGTTTCAGTCCGTACCGTGCAGAGGTGGAAGACTCGCCTGCGTAAGGCAGAAGACGATAGCCTGCCAGACTTTAGCGGTACAGTACAGGCCCCAGACCGTAGACGTGAACCCTTGTTCGGGAGGAGGTTTGTATTCACCTGTGCGCAGAACAACACACCAGTACATCACCGCTTCTTCAGTGCTTTGCAAGAGTTTTGCAGAGACAAGTCTGCTAGGCTGGTCATTGCTCCAATTACGTACAACAAAGAAGGCTTCCAAAACGTCGATAAAACCAGAGACGGACTTCTGTATGATTCCTGTGTCGAGCGTTATTTCCTCCCAGTAAGCGCTGAAGTTTCGAGCGGATCAGATCAATGTACTCCGCTGGTATGGTGCGGGGAGTTGGATATCCTCCCGACAGCAGTGCGCCCATTGACCGGGCTTGAGTCGTACACACGAGAGGCAAGTGCTATCATCCCGCATACCAAGCTGGCTATGCAGAGTGTGGCTACCTTGAGTGATAAGTGTAAGTTCATGTACACGACTGGAACATGCACGCTCAGAAACTATATCCCCCGAAAGACTGGGCAGAAGGCCGACTTCCACCACACCTTTGGAGCGCTGTACGTAGAGCTGCTGCCTAATGGCTCATGGTTCGTGCGTCAGCTTGTAGCCTCTGAGAGCGGTGACTTCTACGACTTGGATAAGCATTACTCCGCTGAGGGTGTGACCAGTGGGCATGCAGTATCCGCTGTAACCCTTGGTGATATTCATGCACCGCGATATGACCCGGTAGCGCTGGGCACTGCTCAGGCTATGCTCGAAGTGCTACAGCCGAAGTACGTTATCCTGCACGATGTGCTGGACTTCTTCAGCCGTAGTCATTGGAACATCAAAGACGTGCACTTCATGCACAAGGCGCAGCATACCGGGGCTAAGGTTCAGGACGAGGTTCGGTCTGCTGCTCTGGTAATTCAAAATCTGAAAAGCCTACTCCCTCACAGCACTATTAAGCTAGCCCCAAGTAACCATCCGTACGCGTTGTATAAGTGGTTGCAGAACCCAGGCGGCGCAAAGGACTTCCTGAATGCGCATTATTGGCATCTCTGCAACATGCTTATGATTCAGCTCATTGAGGCAGGCGCACAGCTCGATGACCCCAGTCTGCTCCGACAGATATTGAATAATGAAGGTGCATGCTTAGATGCGCATGATGTGCTCGGTCCAACGGATTCGCTGGTAGTGCAGGGTGTAGAGCTTGGTATGCACGGGCATCTCGGTCCTAATGGGGCTAGAGGATCAGTGCAGAATCTTAATGCAGTAGGTAAGTGTACCATTGGGCATGTTCATGCTGCAAGTATTCGTGATGGTGTGTTCAGTGCTGGAGTGACCAGCAAGTTAGACCTCGACTACAATCGGGGACCAAGCAACTGGAGTCATAGTCATGTCGTGCAGTACAAAAATGGTAAGAGATGTATTGTTAGCACCGTCGGATACGACTGGCGCTGAGGCGCTGAAGTACGATAGCGGTAAGCCTAAGCTCAGCTTACTTGATCCTGATATGCTAGTGTGCTTGATGCCTGCCGACACACACCGCGATATTGTTGCTATAGCTAGGCAGGTGTGCTTTGTAGGGCACTGTGGCGAAATCAATAGCATCACATTCCAGTGTGCATCTGCTATAGCTAAGATCAGAGACTTCATTGGCTCGGAGCACGCCATAAAGTTCTGCTGCATGGGCCTTGAATACGGAATGCAGAAGTACCACAGGAACAACTGGAAGACAGGCTTCACTTGGAGCAGGCTAATAGATGCTGCCCTTCGGCACATCGTCCTTGGTGTGGCGCAGGGCGAGGACATTGATCCCGAATCAGGCAACCCGCATTGGGGGCATGCTCTGTGTATGCTAATGTTCTTACAGCATGGGCTTGACTATCACGAGGACAAGAACGACATATTCTAGGAGGGCATATGTGTTACACTGGGATGTGTAAGTACGAGAACTGGCAGGGTGACTGCCGGGCCTCGTCTGCACAGAGGGCTAAGGATTGTTTCTTGAGTGATGATTACGAAACAGAACAAGAGCAGGAGGACGACGATGCCGAGAGTACACACGCCGAAGATGCAACCGACGAGTGATGATTTTAACTGCCCGTTCAATTTTGAGCACAACATACAGTGCAGCGAGGAGTGCGACTGTGTGGGTTGTGCATATCAGGAGTTAGATGGGTTCTATAAGCCTTGTGCAAGCTGCCGTAGCATTGGCGGTGCTAAGTGCAACCGAGTGTCTGTCAACGTACAGCGCATGCCGCAGCCGCACGAGAGGTGCTAGATGAATAGGTTGTACAAGTCCTGTGTCGAAGTAGCGTACGCGTTCGGAGTAATCTGTGCAGCGTGCATGATTTTGTTCGTTGTAGTTGCTAGTGCTTTTGAAGTAGTAAAAGCACTGGAGGTTTTATGTCAGATGTAATGCAACTCTGCAAGAACTACGATCCAAAAAAGATTAGCTTTCCAGTTTTTGTATCAGAAAAATTAGACGGGGTTCCGGGTGTTTACACTAAGCAGTCCCTCGTATCCCGTCAGAACAAGCCTCTACTGGGTGTGCAGTGGATACACGATCTGATGTGCAATTACATTCCGTACGGGTACACTGTCATCGGAGAGCATTACGAGATAGGAAAGCCCTTCAAGTACATCAGTGGCAAGGTGCGTAAGAACGAGCCGTACGAAGAGGCGCACCTGTACTTGTTCGACTTCATCGAAGCAGGAATGGATGCTGACTTATTAACCCGCATTGAGCGACTCAAACAGTGGCACTTCTTCCTGCCTCAGCATATCAGGGATATCGTGCACGTGATCCCGCAGTTCATTTGTCATAGCAACGGGGCCGTGCAAGCATTCGTTCGGACCTTGCAGGATGAGGGAGGCAAGGAAGGTGCAGTGGTGCGTAGCATGGCTGGAAAGTTCACGCTGACCCGCTCATGGGATAGTCAGAAGATCGTCTTCGATGACTTACTTGACCTGCGTGTATGTGCAGTAGAGGAGGCTGTAAGCCAAGACGGTGAAGCCAAGGGAATGATCGGTGCATTGTACGTATCGTACAAAGGTAAGGCTGTTAAGACAGGTGCGGGTAAGATGACGCATACTGAACGTAAGATGGTATGGGATAACCCGGAAGAGTACATCGGAAAGATATGCAAGGTCAAAGCTAAGGTCGATCCCACGTACGATAAACTCAGACAGCCTACGTTCCAAGCGTGGCATGAGGACAAAGATGAACCAGACGCCTGAGCTTCCGTTAGGTAAGTACTTGATATGGGACTTGGAGTGCGGAACAGAGCAGGGCTTCAAGACAAAGAGTAATCCTTTCATGCTTGATGAAGAGGGGAACTACAGTAATGCAGTGTACTACAACGGATACAGAAGATGGGATGACTACCAGAACCGAGTGCACTACAACCTTGAGCCGGTGCATGGACTTGGCCGTCGCCTGCCTCCCGGCTTTCTTGATGATATTGATATTGTTGTGGGCTTCAATGTTCTTGGGTACGATGCTATGTTTTATTGGGATGACCCCCAATGGTTAGAGTTCATAGATAGAGGCGGACGTGTGCATGACTGTCAGTACGCTGAGTACCTGCTCATGGCACAGCATCCGAAGGCGCAGATGTGCAGCTTGAATGACTGCGCTGTTAAGTACGGCGGCGAGGTCAAGCTGGATGTGATAGGCGAGATGTGGAAGGCTGGCATAAAGACGTACGATATACCAAAAGACCTAATGCTTGAGTACTTGGTAGGCAAAGACAATCAAGGTGGTGACATTGGCAATACGCTGCTGGTGTACAAGGGTCAGGTAGAGCGCCTGAACCAGATGCGTATGCAGAAGGCGTGGCTACTTCGTATGGATGGAATGCTCTGCACTTCACATATGCGTTTCAAGGGTATCAAGGTTGACACAGCAAAGGCTGAAGAGTTGCTGACCGAGCTTACCTCAGAACAGGACGCTTTGCACGAGAAGCTGCTGCAATATCTTCCTGCTGATCTTCCACCTGAGATCGAATGGAAGTGGAGCAATAGACAGAAGTCCGCGATCCTGTTCGGCGGGGCGCTACCGTATCAGCGGCGTGGTCCTATTCTGGATGAAGAAGGTAATGTGTGCTACACCAAGGAGAAAGAGGACCGGTACTTGTGGCAAGGCCGCCCGGTTCCTCCTAGTCTAATGACCGATAAGCCCGGTGTGTTTAAATCCAAGAATGGTGCACTGTACGAATGCGATAAGTTCCTTGGGGGTAAGCGCAAAGGAGAGTACAAGACCAAGAAGGTAGATGTACCGGGTAAGCTCAAGACTAAGTTGTACGACCATTTGTATCACATGCCTAGAATGGTTACGCCTGATCCTGAGTGGGCAACGAACACTAAGGACAGAGCTGGTAACATTGTGTACAGTACAGGTGACGAGCAGATGGAAGCCTTGCAGCATGTTGGCATCCCGTTCTGCACAGACCTGTCGAGATACGCTGCTCTGATTAAAGAGATTGGTACGTACTATCGTAGAGGTGAAGGAGACGATCAGGTAGGTATGCTTACGCTTGTGCAACCTTGGGACAGTATTCTGCACCATAGGATTAATCACACATTAACCGTTACAACAAGATTGAGTGCCTCCAATCCCAATTCCCAGAATTTTCCGAGAAAGGATAAGTCGAAGGTCAAGCAGATGTTCGTGTCTCGCTTCTGGGAAGATGGGGTAATGATTGAGGCTGACTACAGCCAGCTTGAGGTGGTAGGTATGGGTGTGCTTAGTAACGACCCGCACCTACGCGCTGACTTGAATAAAGGTATTGACTTCCATTGCAAGCGCGTATCTGCGCGATTCGGATGCACGTATGAAGAGGCTGTCCAGTGGTGTAAGGATGAGAGCTACCCAGACTACAAGCTCTGGAAGGAAAGAAGAACAGAGTGCAAGGTGTTTAGCTTTCAGCGTGCTTACGGAGCGGGGGCCAAGAAGATCAGTGCTACCACGGGGATTAGCTTGGAAGCGGTAGAGGCGATGATTGAAGCTGAAGATGCGCTGTACCCCGGCGTGCCTAAGTTCCATGCGGATGTTCAGCGGAGCATAGAGCGTACAGCTAGGCCGTTCTTTGATCCTGTACTTGGCATGGCCTGTAAGCGTGGGTACTGGCAGTCACCTACTGGTACACTGTACGGCTTCCGTTCGTACCCTGCTCCGGCTTACTTGAAGAAGCAGGGTATCATGGATTCCTTCATGCCTACTGAGATCAAGAACTACCCAACACAAGGGGAGTCTGGATTCTTTGTGCAGGCTGTGCTTGGGAAGCTCATTAGGCACTTCATCAAGTGTGGCTTCTATGGAGGCAAGGCTTACCTTGTGAACACGGTGCATGACTGTATCTGGGTGGATTGCCACAAGGATGTACTGCACGTAGTAGCCGAGAATGTTAAGCGGATCATGCAGAGCATTCCGCAGATGTTCAACGCTATCTTCGATATGAAGATCGACGTTCCCTTTCCTGTTGAGGTGGAAGTGGGAGCTAATATGTACGACCTCACACACTACAGTAAGGAACACTAATGTTTAAAACCGACTACCAAGAGTTCATCTACAAGCGAACGTACGCACGGTACTTGGATGAAGAGGGAAGGCGGGAGGATTGGCAAGAAACGGTAGCTCGGTATCACAACTTCATCAAGGATCGTGTGCCTGCGCAGTTACTGAAAGATTGGTACAACGCATGCATGAGTATCGAAGAGCTGGAAGTGATGCCGAGCATGCGTGCCCTCTGGACTGCTGGGCCTGCTGCTGCAAGAGATAACCTTAGCATGTACAACTGTGCGTACAAGGAGATGAGTAGCATAAGAGCCTTTGCTGAAGTGCTGCATGTCCTAATGAATGGTACAGGTGTGGGCTTCTCGGTGGAAAGGCAGTTTGTGAATCAGCTCCCGGTGGTCCCTGTACTTGAGCCAGACCCCACCAGAAAGGTCGTGGTACAGGATTCCAAGGAAGGCTGGGCTAGGGCGTACCTGTCGCTCCTGAACAGCCTGTACGCTGGCCTGCTGCCTGAGTATGACGTCAGCAAGGTCCGGCCTGCCGGGGCTAGGCTGAAGATATTCGGAGGCCGTGCGTCAGGCCCTGAGCCTCTGCTGGACCTGTTCCAATTCACTGTCCGAATATTCCAAGGGGCCGCTGGCCGGAAGCTGTCCAGCCTTGAAGTACACGATATAACCTGTAAGATAGCGAACATTGTTGTGTCAGGCGGTGTGCGTAGAAGCGCATGCATAAGCCTGAGTAACCTATCCGATGATCGTATGGCAAACGCAAAGCAGGGTATGTTCTGGGAGCAGAATCCACAGCGGCAGTTGGCTAACAACTCCGTGTGTTATACTGAGAAGCCTGATCCTGAACGGTTCATTGAAGAGTGGCTTGCTCTTATTAGAAGTAAGAGTGGGGAGCGCGGCATATTCAATCGAGAGTCCGCTAAATTCATTGTGCAGCAGACTGGGCGCAGAGATCACAAGCACGACTTCGGATGCAATCCATGCAGCGAAATACTCCTGCGGTCTGGTGAGGTGTGCAACCTATCCGAAGTTGTTATCCGTCCGAGTGATACGCTTGAGGACTTGAAGCGTAAGGTGCGGGATGCTACTATCCTTGGGATCATGCAGAGTACGTACACAGACTTCAAGTTTGTGGGGCGGGAGTGGAAGCGTAACTGCGAGGAAGAGCGCCTGCTTGGTGTATCCCTCACTGGACTGCGCGATCATCCCATCCTTGGGCGTACGAGTTCAGAGGCTAGGCTGATGCTTGCGGCTATGAAGCAGCAGGCTATTGACGTAGCAAGAGAGTGGAGTGCAGCATTGGGTATCAACATGCCTGCTGCTATCACTTGTGTGAAGCCTAGCGGTTCTGTGTCCCAGCTTGTGAACTCAGCCTCTGGCCTGCATCATAGATACAGCTCGTACTATATCAGACGGGTAAGGGTAGACGCTGTTGATCCTGTAGCCCAGATGCTCATTGAAGCAGGTGTGCCTTACAACCCTGAAGTGGGACAGCAGCTTGCTACAGCGCACACGCTGGTTTTTGACTTCCCAATGAAAGCTCCTGAGACTGCTGTGCTCAGAGACGAAGAGACTGCATTGCAGCAGCTTGAGTATTGGCTGATGTTACAAACTGCATGGTGTGAGCACAAGCCTAGTATCACAGTGTTCGTCAAGTATCATGAGTGGATGGAGGTAGGTGCATGGGTATACAAGAACTGGAACTACGTGTCCGGTATCAGCTTCCTGCCCTTCGATGGTGGTGTGTATCCTCTTGCTCCGTATCAGGAGATCACAGAGGACGAGTACAAAGAACTGAAACAGAAGATGCCAGCACTAGACTTCGGTCAGTTATATAAATACGAACAAACAGATTGCACCGTAGGTGGTAAGGAGCTGGCCTGCCATGGTGGAGCTTGCGAACTTTAACCCGGAGGATTAAGACATGAGCATCGACGTACTTGCATTGGCTAACAAAGCAGCAGAGACAGAGGACCAGTCCAAAGAGACAGCAGGATTTGAGAAGAAGATGCCTGTTCCCGGACTGCGCGGTTGTAGATTCGTGGAGTATATTGAGCTTGGTAAGCATGCGAACAAGAGCACCAAGTTCGGAGCTAAGCCTCCTGTCGATAAGGTGCGCCTGACCTTTGAGCTGCTCGGTAAGAATGATATGGAGCAGATGACTGTCGGGCAGGAAACCAAGACCATTGGTAAGCGCATGAGCATCACCGTGAATAAGACACTCTCAGCTAAGGGTGACTTCAAGAAGATCATGAACCTGCTGGATCGTGGTCGTGGCAAGCAGCACATGGCACAGATGCTGGGTGAGGCATTCAAGGTGCGCGTGACTGTGACTGCTGAGGATGGTAGCCTGTGTACCGCTGAGAATAAGAAGGAACCTAAGTGGGCTAACCTGTACACAGGTACAGTGGATGCCAAGAACTGGTCCTTTGAAGCACCTACGCATGAGGACCCGGAGACTGGTGAGGTCAAGCAGTTGCGTGTACTCAGCCCCACCTCCGAGCTGAAGATATTCCTGTGGGACAACCCGACTCTGGCTACATGGGAGTCCTTGTATATCGACGGCACCCGCGAAGTGAAGCAGGCTGATGGGTCTGTTAAGACCGAGAGCAAGAACTTCATTCAGGAGATGTGCATGCAGGCAGCGAACTATGAAGGTTCTGCGTTGCAGGCTATGCTACTTCAGCTTGAGACGGAGAGCAAGGAGTTCGCTAAGTCTGCTGAGTCTCTGGTAGGCTCTGATGATCCCCTTGCTGACATGCCTGATATGGATGAAGCACCGTTCTAAGTAACCGGGAGGGCTTCGGCCCTCCTAACAAAGGAGGTACAATGCAGATCATAGAACCCGCAGTGAAAATCGTCCAGATGCCTAGCTACCGAGATGCCCTTGAGATCATCGAAGCAGCAGCGAGGACTTGCTATAAATCAGAAGATAAGATTAAAGACGGCTCAGCCGTAGACCTTATCCGTAGGTGTATTCGGCAGGGTCACGAAAGTGTACTTGAGCACGTCAATGTGACGCTAAGACTTATCTGTGATCGTGGTGTGAGTCACGAGCTTGTGCGGCACAGGCTGGCAGCATATAGTCAGGAGAGTACAAGGTACGTTAAGTACGGTGACGTGCAGTACGTTGAACCGTGGTGGTGGAACGAGGAACCACACGACTTTGATTTGCAGGACAAGATAGTGGAGTACTTCTGGCTGTGTCAGGACTTGTACAGTACTATGCTTTCATCTGGGATGGCCCCGCAAGCTGCAAGAGCAGTACTACCTAACGCTGTTAAGACAGAGGTAGTAATGACGGCTAATCTCAGAGAGTGGAGGCATGTGTTCAAGCTTAGGACTTCAGCAGCAGCGCACCCAGATATGCGGAGGATTATGCTGATTGCACTGTCTGCTATGAAGCTAATGCTTCCTGTATTCTTTGAAGATATAAACCCGGAGTAGTGATGCGTAGTACCAGTACAGAACTTGTGATTTGTCCGGAGTGTCGGGGTCTTGGGTACACCTCTGAGAGCTTTCCTGATAAGACTTATTCGTGCAATCTTTGTGATGGTTGTGGGCGTACATACAAGAAGGTCACTACTGAGTATGTAGCGCTTGATATCGAAGATAGAATAATCGCACAGATGTTACGGGAGGCGTGATGCAAGTAAATGGAATCGAACTATCCGAGCTGATTGATGATAAGATAGATAAGTTCGTGCCTGTTGTGTCAGGCCGAGTTGCGCATATAGACGCTGACTTCATTGCGTACCAAGTGGCATACAAAGAAGACCATACCTGGGACGAGATGATTCATAACTTGGAGGTGAGCATTGAAACCCAAAAGAATTTATGTGGCGCAGAATACGCGGTACTACACCTCACTGCTTCTGCGTCAAGCAAAGGAGGACGTTACGGGGCTGCTCTACTTCGGGAATATCAGGCTACACGTAAGGACAAAGAGAAGCCTGCTAAACTTGAAGACATACGTAGATTCATGCGGGATGAGATGCACGCCCGGTACTGGAAGGATAGGGAAGCAGATGACGGAATGGCTCAGGCGAACATGGAGGCGATCACCAAGGGGCAAAGACTCCGCTCTGTTATATGCTCTGCTGATAAAGACCTCCGTATGGTCCCCGGCTTGCATCTCGATCCGAAGTCGCTGTGCATTGTAGATGCTGATTCCTTCGGTTCAATTTGGTTAGATGACACTGGGAGTAGCAAGAAGGTACTCGGGTGGGGTACTAAGTTCTTCTGGGCGCAGATGCTCATGGGTGATACTGCCGACAACATTAGCGGACTGCCTGCTGTATGTCCTCCTGTACTGAACTTCTTCAAGCCCACCACACAAACTATTCAGTGGCATCAGAAGGCTGAGGAGGGGTGCAAGAAGTCTGCTGAGAAGCTGGCTACCCGTAAACCTGCGAAGTGCGGACCTGTTATGGCGGCTGACCTGCTGGCGAACTGCCATAGCGATAAGGAATGTTTTCGGATGGTGTGGAACCTGTACAAGTTGTACGGAGAAAAGGTTGGGTTCGTGTCGTACAAAGGTGCGCCTGTCACACCTAAGCAAGCCTTCATCTCAGAGGGTCAGCTCCTGTGGATGCAGCGCAACCCCGGCATTAACGACTTCATTAACTTCCTCAAGACGGAGGTGCTGTGCGCAGGTTAAAGCCTAAAGATGTACCGGGGATCAAGGCTATCCTCAAGAAGAAACAAGGTAACAAGTGCCTACTGTGCAGGCGCAGCTTCGATGATCTTCCTGATAAAGACGCAGTGCTAGATCATGACCATAGAACTGGTTGTGTGCGTGGTGTGTTGTGCAGGAACTGCAACGGTATGGAGGGTAAGATATGGAACAGAGCGAACCGGGCCAAGCAGGGCATGACAGTTATTGAGTGGACAACGAGGCTAGTCAAGTACTGGGAGCTGTATTGTACAGACCAGACTGGCCTGCTGCATCCCACGCATAAGACAGAGGCTGAGAAGAAGGCCGCCATAGCTACGAAGGCTAGACTGCGGAGAGCGCAGGTTAAAGCAAGTGCAACAGTTAAGGGGAAGAGTAAATGATGCTACGGCAGATAGAGCTGGAAGAAAAGATGGTGCAGTCTGGGATCGAGAGAGCGCACAAGTCAGCCGAAGCTGCCGAGAAACATGGTAGGGCGCATACCACAGTGTACGCCAGACGTATGATTAAGGCGGTCATTGAGCCTCTCACTGAGGCTGTGCAGAACTGGCACGACAACGCCCCCGTAAGGGGGCAGGGTGCTAAACTTGTACGCCTGATGCGTCAGGTTCCTGCTGAACAGTCTGCACTCATTACGATCAGCGAAGTGATGAAGCATCTCAGGCAGGCTGATAGCGCAGGAGTTGACAACACAGTAATCAAATGGGGTACTGCCATAGGCCGTATGCTTGAGGATGAGGCTAGGTTCTCTGCGTTCAAGCGGACGCATGCCGATTACATGCACGCCGTTATGCAGGACTTCAAGAAGCGCGGGACTACGAACTACAGGTACATGCACCGCGTCCTTACGCATGCTGCCAATAAGCTGGGCCAGACTTGGTTGGCTTGGTGTCAGCAGGAGAGAGCACAGATTGGAGTGACCCTCCTTAGGTTGGCACAGGAGAGCACTGGCATCTTCTCTTTTGAGAAGGTAATTGTAGGGCGCAGGCAGTTGTGGATCATTAAGCCCACAGAAGAGTTCGTGCAGTGGAGTACAGACTGTGTAGATGCTATGGGTACGATCTGCCCGGTGTCCCTGCCCTGCCTTGTACAGCCAGATGACTGGATCAGTAATGACTCTGGTGGGTACTGGACTCCTAAGCTTAGAGTGCGCTACCAGTTCGTCAAGCTGAATAATAGAGGACATAAGATCAAGCCTTTTGAGGCTGGACTTGCTCTGCCTATGAAGGCTGTGAATGCAATCCAGAGTACACCGTGGCGCGTTAACCCTAATGTAAAGCCTGTGCTGGTAGAGGTATGGAGCAAGGGGCTGGGATGTGGTCTGCCGTTGAACAAGCCCTTGGACATTCCAACCTGCCCCATCATTGGGAAGGAAAAGGAAGACTTCACAGAGGATGAGATGGAAGTATTCCAGCGGTGGAAGCATGAGGCTGCACAGATGCACATCGCTGAGAAGGAGCGGATCAGTAAGAGCTTTCAGGTAGCCAGTACCATGCAGCTTGCCTCAGAGTTCTGTAATGAAGACCGCATTTACTTCCCATTCCAGACTGATACTCGTGGGCGTATGTACGCTATCCCTAGTGGCATGTCTCCGCAGGGGCCTAACTTTGGTAAAGGTCTGTTGGAGTTCGCAGAGGGCAGACCTTTGGGTGCTGGTGTGGATTGGTGGCTTGTGCATGGCGCTAACGTCCTTGGTAAAGATAAGATCAGCTACACAGCTAGAGCGCAGTACATGCGAGATAACTTGGATGAGTTCGTCCGGGTAGCTAATGATCCTATTGGTACGAGAGAGTTGTGGGGTAACGCAGATAAACCTTGGCAGTTCCTTGCATGGTGCTTCGAAGCTAGAGGCTTTGCGTACGAGGGTGAGTCCTTTGTATCGCATCTGCCTGTAGCTCTGGATGGATCGTGCAACGGCTTGCAGCACTTCAGCGCTATGCTGCGTGACCATATCGGCGGCAAGGCTACAAACCTTATGGATGCAGAGTTACCTGCTGATATCTACAAAGCTGTTGCCGATGTATGCATAGCCAAGCTCATGCTTGAAGATGACCCGCTTGCAAAGCGTTGGTTACAGTTCGGGATTGACCGTAGCCTGTGTAAGAAGCCTGTTATGACTATGCCATATGGTAGTACCAGACAGGCGTGCATGCAGTCTGTGTATGGCTGTATCGTGGAAAAGGACAAAGAGTTCTTCCCGAAGGCGTTCAAGGCTGCTGTGTATCTCACTAAGTTCATCTGGGATAGTATCGGTGAGGTAGTTGTAGCGGCTAGAACTGCTATGGATTGGTTGCGTAAAGCAGCAGGTACGGTGAGTAAGGCTGGGCATCCTCTGATCTGGACTGCTCCGAGTGGGTTCAGAGTCAAGCAGTTGTACAGCAACACAGAGATACGCCGAATAGAGACGACCCTTGGTGGTTGTCCTGTAGCGTTGAATGTAGCTGATCGTCCTGTAGGTATCAGCGCGTACAGGATGCGTAATGGGGCATCGCCAAACTTCGTGCATAGTATGGACGCCGCACACCTTGTCCTCACAGTGAACGCTGCTAGGGATCACGGCATCCAGAACTTCGCTTGTATTCATGACGACTTCGGGACGCATGCTTGTGACACTCCCGACTTCTTCAGGATCATACGTGAGGAGTTCGTGGGTATGTACGAGAAGCATGATCCACTTGAGGAAATGCGTGCAAGTGTTAAGGGTTATGCCGATATAGACCTGCCCGAAGTACCACAGCATGGTGCGTTAGATATTCGTGGTGTCTTGGAAAGTAAGTACTTCTTTGGTTAACTGTTGTGTTAGCACTTCCTTATTAGAAACTAAATATGTAAGGAAGTGCAACATGACAAATGAATTTAAAGATGTGCCAGAAGATGTATGCTTGATGCTACTGGAGCAGGCACACAACACAGGTGGAACACTACCTCCTGCCTTGGTAGAAAGGCTTGGGGAGTTAAGCACGGAGGTTGACGATGGAAGAGAGTTTGATCCGAGTATCTTCAAAGATGCAGGCTATTCACAGTCCTAGAATGTCGCAAGAGTTCTATGATACCTTGATGAAAACTTTTAAACAAATTGATATCAAGCCTAGCACGACTATGCAGGATATTCAGTTTAACGCAGGGCAACAGGCAGTACTCAAGTGGGTGCAGTTCCAGCTTACTGGTAAGTACGGAGTGCAGTACGTTGAGGATGTGTCTAAGCCTAGTGTCAGAACTCGTATCGGACTGTTCTTCAGGAGGGTGTATGATAAGATTCGCAACTTCTGAAGATGTTCCCATGTTAGTCATGGTGTTGCACAAGTTCGTACAAGCCCCGCCTTACAATACACGAGCTTTCGATGCCGACTTCATATCAGCTAGGTTGAATGCTGTACTGGAGGTGGACACCTTTGACCTTGTAATCAATGAGGTTGACGGAGAGTGGCTAGGAGTTGCATGCGCAAGTCAACAGCCAACCTTCCTGTGTCCTGAGTGGGAGTACCATGAGCATTTCGTTGTAGCGCTGCATCCTAGTGCAACACGCAGCTTAGTGAAGTGGTTGGTTAAGCGTGGGGAAGAGCGTAGATGTTTCAGGACAGTCATTGGTAGTACGACTATGAATGAAAGATACGAGCGTTTGGTGCAGGTAGCTGGAGGGCTAAAGCCTTATGGCAAAACCTTTGTGAAGGAGTACTAATATGTGCGGTGGTGGATCAGACGCAGAAGGACCGGGTAGCACTAGCGGTGGTCGCGGTGGTGGTTTTGGTGGTGGCATGGGCACTGGCATGAACAAGGCTGGTGGTGACGTTAGTAGCGACGTAGCTGGGAACGCCACAGGTCGTACTGGTGGTGGGTTTGGGCGTGGTGGCGGGGTCGGAAATAATCCATCTGGATTGCGTAGTATAGAAGATGCACACAAGGGCTTGGCAATAGCTGGACCTCAGCTTTCGCGTGCGCGTGATAATGCTGCGGCTACTAACTTATCCTATGGGCTGAAAGCATTGGGCATGATGACCGGGTTTATCGGATTTAATGCAGCAGCTAGTTTAGTAACGGCTGCACGAGATTATGGGCGCGGTTACGCAGACCGTACTGCTATGGAGAAGGCTGCCGACGCTCTGGGCATGGGCGCTACAACTACTGGCGGTGACGCTCCTCAGTCTGGTGGGCTTAGTGGTGTAGCTAAGCAGCAGTCTAAAGCTCCTGCTAAAGCCCCAGCTCGTGCTGCGGCTTCTGGCAATGTAGGCTCTGGGGCTGCTGGTGCTACAGTTATTATGGGCGCAGACAAGACTCGTACCGGAGCAGGTGCAGGTGGTAGGGCCAGAGGCTCTGCTGTTCGTGGCTTTGGTTCTGGTGGATTGAAACTATAAGGAGGCTGCTATGTGCGGTGGCGGTGGCGGCGGTGGAGGCTGGGGCGGTATAGCCGGGGCTTTGGTTGGTGGTGTTGTAGGATTCATGGGCGGTGGTGGAGCTGCTGGCGCACTGGCTGGTGCTGGTGTTGGTGCAGGCGTTGGTGGAGCAGTAGGCAACGCCATTGCACCTCCTGAGACTCCTGAGATGCCAATCCTTGACATTAAAGGACCAGCTTCAGGAAACATGGGGACTGGTGAAACTGGTGCTCTTGTAGAGCTAGGTTCCGACTCCGCTAAGAACAATAGGATAAGCTCTAAAGGTACGGGTAGTCAGGCGAGTGGCTCTTCAGTTGCTGGTCTGGGTGCAGGAGGTTTACGCATTTGATTACACCTGCAAAGAAGGCGAACTCAATACAGGAGAGATGGACACAGCTTGATGCTGAGCGCACAGGTATACTTACCAGATGCGAACAGTACAGCGAGTGGACTCTCCCATGGGTACTGCCCCCGTCTGGAACTGTACCTACAGAGGTGCTTCCTAAGTCGGGTGGTAGCATTGGCGCAAGATGCGTCAATCATTTATCGAATCATATAGTGCAGGTTTTATTCCCTGCGAATAGAGCGTTCTTCAGATCACAGGCAGGGAAGGAGACTAAAGCCGCTGCTCAAGCTGCTGGTCTGCAAGAGTCCGGTCTTGATCTGATCCTGGCTGGTATTGAGCGCACCAGTATGCTGAGTACGAACATAGCCACGCATAGAAGTAAGGCTGTAGATTTGGCTAAGCATCTTATCATCCTTGGAAATGCACTCCCGTACTACTACAGGGATGCGCAGGGCCTGCTCAAGGTCACTGTGTACAACTACAGAGACTACGTGGTTAAGCGCAAGTGGGATGGGGGTGTCCTTGAATTGATTACTCGTGACAAGAAGCAGCTCAGCTCATTCAATGCAGATGCTCAGGCTGTCATCAAAGCAGCCAAGCCGGGTACTACAGATGAGCAGGAATGCACACTGTACACGTATGTCAAGTGGGATGCTGCTATCAGGAAGTACAGGGTTACTCAGGCAGCAGATCAGGTAGACCTGAAGCTGGCAGAGGAAGTGCTGTACCCAGAGAAGTTGCTCCCTTGGATTCCTTTGACATGGCACAGAAAGCATGGTGAGGATTACGGGCGTGGTCTTGTAGAAGATTACGAGATGACCTTCAACTCGCATGCAGAGCTGACCCTCGCGTACAATCAGCTTATTGCTATCATGGCTGATATCAAGCGGTTCGTTAATCCGCAGAGTGTTGTTGACGTGGAAGAGTTAGAGAACTCCGAGCCTGGCTCGTACCATCCAGCAGCGCCCGGTGATGTATGGACTCCTGATATGGGTAAGGCTTTCGACCTTCAGGCTGTCAACATGCGCGTGCGCGAGCTTGAGCAGGAGCTGGGTGCAGCTTTCATGCTTAGCACAGCAACTACCCGGCAGGCTGAGCGAGTCACTGCTGAAGAGATCAAGATGCAGATTGCAGAGCTTGAGACTTCGCATGGTGGTATCTACAGTAAGTTAGCAGATGAGTGGCAGACCCCGCTTGCACACATCATCTTGAACATGGAAGGCATCAGCCCTGAGCATGATATCACACCGTTCATTATTACTGGTATGGACGCACTGTCTCGGTCTGCTGAGTCTGAAGCTGTGTACCTTGTGTTCCAAGACTTGAGCGTTACGCAACAGCTTGGGTCGTGGGGCAGGTGGTTGGATGAGGATAAGTATCTGAGTACAGCCTGCACTAATCGTGGTGTGGATAAGGCTAAGTTCTTCAAGGATAAAGAAGTAGTTCAACAGGAAGACCAAGCGCGTATGCAGGCTGAACAACAGGCCATGCAGCAAGAACAACAGAGTAAAATACAAGCCGAAGCTATGAAGCAGTAGGCGAATCGAGGATATTATGGCCGATCAAGTGACCCCGGCAGCGGCTCCCGTCGCCCCGGTTGACCCAATGGTAGCCCCGGCTACTCCCGCCGCTCCTGCGGCTGAACAGACCCATGCTCCTGCGGCTCCTGCTGCGCCCGTTGCTCCAGTTGAACCTGTAGCCCCGGCCCAGCCTGCGGCGGCTCCTGCCCCTGCTCCTGAGCCTGTGGCCCCCGTTGCAGACCCTGCCCCGGCTGACGTTTACCAGCCCCAGCACGCCGATCCACGTGTGCAGGGTGTGGAGAGTATGCTGGCCGAGAAGGGCCTGAGCACTGCACAGGTACAGGAGATATTCCAGAAAGCGTTCGAGACGCAGGACGTCAAAGACGTAGACATGCAGAAGCTCAAAGAGCACCTTGGAGAAGCAGGCGCTAAGCTCGCTATGCAGAACCTTGAGGCTTTCAGCGCTGATGTAGCGCGTGCTGCTAAGACCCTGTACGATACCGCCGTGAATCTCACTGGTGGAGAGGAAGGGTACAAGCAGTTCAGTCAGTGGGTGCAGGCTAGTGCAGATGCTGATGTGCAGCAGTTGCGTGATGCAGTTGCTCAGGGTGGGCGCGTAGCTTACCTTGCTCTTGATGAGTTGAATAAGCAGTGGCGTACAAAGAGCCAGCATGCTGTTGGTACAAGTGCTTTGGTTACTCCAGATAGTGGTAACGCTGCTCCGGGTGTACAACCCTTCAGCAATCGTAGAGACTACGTGAACGCAATGAAGGAAGCACACAAGACGCGTGATGAGAGTAAGATCGCTGCCGTTCGCGCACGCTTTGCTGCGCACCCAGTTTAGGCTTAGCCTGTCGTTAGATGAAAGCATACAGTGTGCTACGAAGTAAATTTGCGCGATGAGCGCGTTAACATTAAAGGAGAATACAAATGGCAGATCAGGTTTCCGATCTTTTGCGCGCTCAGATGATCGCGGAGTACGGTGGTGAAGTTGAGAACCAGTTCGCTAAGTCCAGTGTCATGCGTGGGTATGTTAATATCCGCACGCTGACCGGGACTGACACGCTGGTTAATCGTCGGGCAGGTCGTACGACTTTGCAGGCTGTGAATGATGGTAACAAGAACACTCGCCCTGAGAGCACGGCTACTGAGTTCGGTAAGGTGCAGGTCACTGTTGATACGGTCATCCTTGCCCGTGACAAGCGTACCCTGTTGAATGAGTTCCAGACCGACTTTGATGCTCGTATGGAGCTGGCTCAGGACCATGGTAAAGAGATGGGTAAGTTCTTCGATGAGTCCTTCCTGATCCAGTGCATCAAGGGTGCTCAGCTTACCGAAGCTGTGCCGCTGAATGGTGCATTTGGTAATGGTCAGAACATCGAGCTGACCGCTATTGGCGATGAGCTTGATCCGACCAAGCTGGTTAAGGGTATTCGTTCGCTTATCACGGACTTCGCTGAGCGCGATGTGGAGCGCAACGAGCTGATGGTGTGGGTACGGCCTTCCGAGTTCCAGACCCTCATGGATGCGGACAAGCTCATCAACACTGACTACAGCGCCAACAACGGTGATTACGCTGCTGGTCGACTGGCTATGATTGAGGGTTGTCGTATCGTTGAGACTACCCGCATTCCTACTGCGATTAACGCTGCGCATCTGCTTGGTGCGAACTACAACGTGACCGCTGCTGATGCTAAGGCTGTTGCTGTAGTCATGCACCCGCGCTCCTTGCTTGCTGCTGAGACTATCCCGATGACCCCGGATATCTGGTACAACAAGGAAGAGCTGTGTTGGTTCATTCAGAACCTCATGGCTTACGGTGTTACCGTGAACCGTGCTGATCTCTGTGGTGCTCTGTTCAAGAAGACTGCGTAATTCTCTGCGTTGCATTAGAGTTGCTACCCCTGCGCCATCCGGCGTGGGGGTTTTTTTCGTCCTACAGACGGAGGTAATATGGGAGTTGAATTAGACATTATTAACAGCATGCTTGCTGGGGTGGGAGAGTCCGCAGTTACAAGCGCGGAGTCTCTGCATCCATCTTGTGTAGCTGCTAAAGCTGTCCTCCGTAGAGTTGATAAAGCTATACAGGGCAGGGGTTGGTATTTCAATACAGAGTTAGCACAGATATTGCAACCGAACTCAGTGAAGGAGATTCTTGTCCCAGAAGGTACACTGAGTATTCAGGCTACCGACGAGGGTGTAGATGTTGTACAGCGAGGCCGCATCCTGTATGATATCCAGAATAAGACTACTGAATTTGAGAGCGCTGTATCTGTGCGCAGAATCGCTAGAGTTCAGTTCGACTACCTACCGCCGCAAGCTGCTGAGTACATCAGGGCTAAAGCGGTGTACGAGTTCTTTCTTGAAGAAGATGGCGAGGGAACTAAGACTCAGGCGCTTGCACAGGCTGTAGCTGAGGCATACATGTATCTGAAGTCCGAGCATATCAAGTGGCAGAAGACGAATAGCCTGAGATCGCCTAGAGCGCTGCGGGTTATGTTCACAAGAAGTGCAAGCCGAGGGAGGCGTTTCTAATGAAGAGAGTAGATGGAAGTCTTGACTCTCTCCTGCAAGGTGTGTCTCAACAGGCGGCTCAGGTGCGCTCAGAAGGACAGTGTAGATTGCAGGAGAACATGAGTAATGATCCTGTGCTTGGGCTATGCAGACGGCAGCCTACGCTGTTCATGCATGACCTATTTAGCAGTGCAACCCGTGAGTGGAACTTCAGGTTCATAGCGATCAACGCTACACAGCAATACGTACTGGCTTACAAGGCTGGTGGTCTGCGTCTGTTCAATGTACTGACCGGGGCAGAGGAAACGATTGATATTGCTACCGATGCTCTGAACTATCTGACTGGTGCTCGTGTATCCTTCGTAACAATAGATAAGAAGACTTTCATTTGTGACGGCAGTACAGAGGTACAGATGCTGCCGGATACCGTTGGACTACTGGATCAGGGGCAAGCCTTGGTGCAGGTCATGGGTGCATCGTTCAGTCGTGATCTGAAGCTGACCTTTAGCTGGCATGACTCTGTACTGGATGAAGACAAGACCCTGACCATTACGTACAACACTGGTGTTGGCGCATCCTACACGGATAACACAAAGCTGAGGACCACGTTCTTGGCTGGAAAGATCAGGGATGCTTGCAACGCTAATACAACCTTCACAACGTACTTCAACATAGCTGTAGCAGATGATTGCATCCTTATCACTAGGAAAGATGCAGCTAAGGTTGTGGGTCTGGGTATCGTTACATCTGATGACTCCGGTAACACTGACCTGACTGCTGTATCTAGCACTGGTGTGTCTGTGAGTAGACTCCCTCGTATGGCGAATGATGGGTATATTATTCGCATGCAGGGACATAACGTAGCGCGTGAGGATGACTACTACCTCAGGTTCACACAAGAGACTCCCGGCTTTGGTAAGGAGGGTGTGTGGAAGGAATGTGCTAGCCCCGAAGAGGTGTACAAGTTCGACGTGCATACGATGCCACATGTGCTTGAGTACACAGATACAGGCTTCACCTTTGGTCCCGGTGAGTGGGTTCCTAGAGAAGTGGGGGATGATATCACTAATCCTAAGCCTACCTTCGTGGGTAAGGTGATCGAAGATATGTGCGTGTTCCAGGGTAGGCTCACGTTCCTGTCTGGCTCTGCGGTCATCCTGTCGCGCAGTAATAAGCCCATGAACTTCTGGAAAGCTAGTGCTGTGACTTATACGGATTCTGACGTCATCGACGTTGAGAGTAGCGTGAAGTACGGAGTCACCATGCGTAGGGCTACCCTGCATAACCGTGACTTGGTTATCTTCGCAGATAGGGCGCAGTTCATTATCTTTGGTAGGACTGCACTTACACCTGACAACGCCAGCTTGGTTGTCACTGTATCGTTCGATGCGGACTTGCAGGCTGATCCAGTAGAGTCTGGTAGTACTGTGTTCTTCGCAGTTAAGTACGGTGAGTTCACTGGTGTTCGAGAGTTCTACACAGAGGCAGCTTCTGATGCGAACAACTCAAGCAGCATAACAAGTCATATCACTGAGTACATTCGTGGTAGGGCTAAGCAACTTGCGAATAGTAGTAACTTTGATTTGCTTATGGTGCACACGGATGCCAGTGATACTGATGCGTATGTGTACCAGTACGTAACCATTAATCAAGAAAGGGTGCAGGCTGCGTGGAGTAAGTGGATATTTGAGAATCCTGTGGAGTACAGCTTCTTCGTGGATAACTTGTTGTATCTTGTGCAATACAATCCTAGACTTGCTAGGTTCGAGTTGTGCAGTATGAGCATTGACAGGATCACAGACGAGGGTGTGCAGTACCAGATTTACTTAGACAGAAAGATTAGGCACACCGGAGTGCATACGAGTATTACGGTGGACGAGGCCGATACTCGAACGTATGTTCAGGGAGCTGGGTGTCCTAATCCTGGTATGCTTGCTGTGCCTGAGAGTACGACCAGCACTGTGGCTGTGTTCAGTCGGGATATGCTGGGTGGTGTTGTGCATAGTGGTGTGCGATTCACCAGCAAGTACAGCCCTACCAGGCCATTCGTGCGAGATGGAGATAAGAATCCCATCACTACGTCTGATCTGAAGGTGTCTAAGTGGAATATCACATTCAAGGATTCTGGTGCGTTTGCTGCTGTAGTGCAGAGCAGGTACAAAGAGGATGTGCGTCAGGAGTTTAGTGCTCGGATCGTTGGTGATATAAACAACATCATCGGGTCAGAGCCTATTTACAGCGATAGTCTGATTGTGCCCGTTCGAGAGAATGCGGAGTATTGTGAGTTGGTGCTGGAGTGCGATGAGCACACCCCACTGTTCGTAACACAAATGTACTGGACAGGAACATATATCGAACGGGACAGCCGTACCAAACGTGTCCGCCGTATCCGATAAGGAGCATGTATGTCGTATTGGATGTTAGGATTGCAGGCCCTACAAATGGTCGGAGGATTGCAGGCTGAGCGAGAACAGGTGAAGATGCGGAATAAACTTAATCAGGCGCAGAACAAGGTGCTCATGGCCTCTGCGTTCGATTCAGTATCTGCTATTATCAGGAACAAGACAAATGCGTACAAGCAGAGCCAGGAGGTAGCTTTCGCCCTGCAAAGGGAAGAACTAGCCACTTCTGGAGCGCATGCTGCACAGGCTGGGGCTGCTGGTGTTACCGGGCAGTCGGTCAGGCTTGGAGCCTCGGCTATTCATGCAGAGGCTTTGCGTAAGGACACGCAGAGGCAGCAGGAGTTGCAGAGTGTGTATGCTAGTATGAATGACAGCATTGACAGCACTCTGAAGTCTGCCGTGTCACAAACGGATACCTCTAAGGTAACGCCGAACTACATGGCTACTGTCGGGCAGAGCCTCATTGGTATGGGTCAGACGTTCTTCACCTCCAAGGAGGAAGGTGGGATTGGTGGTTTCGACGGGCTGAAGTTCGACACAGGTTCACTATTCAAATCATAAGGAGTTTATATGCAAGGAGCAGAACGCCGGGAGGTTGTGCAGGCAACCCCTGCTGAAGGCGTGGCTAATAGAGCGGCTAGGCCCGGAGTTCAGATGCGATATGCAAAGACTCCCATGGCTGCTGAGGAAGTGGGGAGAGGGGCGGCTACGCTGGCGATGCTTGCTGAGAAGGCCCAGCCTGCCGTCCAAGCCCTGCACATGCAAGGTATGCGTGAGGACTTCTTGAAGGGGCAGATGCAGTTCGCACAGGGTAAGACCTACCAGCAGATCAGAGAGTCTGGTGCTAGTTATGCTACTGTCTCTGGTGCTGCTGCACTGCATGCTCAGAAGGTTATGAATGACACCTTCCTTGAGGGCCTGACAGCTATCACTCAGGAAGATCATAAACTCACCCCGGAGCAGTACACCGAGAAGCTGGGAGCGATTAGTAAAGGGCTATTCACTGGCGATCAGATCGTCGATGACTTCATGACTGAGCTTGCCAGTACTAATGTATTGAAGCTAGCTGAGGCTCAGACCAAGGCGCATGAAGAGTGGAAGGTACAGGAGACGACTTCTGCTGCCAGAGACGCCATGCTGAGCTACAGTGTACTTGAAGATGAAGAGTCTGATAAAGCGCTGACGGCTATGCTGGGAGAGAAGCAGGGCGATAAGTGGATGTACACCGGGCCTATTGAGGGTCTGAATGATGCTGACCGTAAGGGAGTTATCCTTGAGGCGGCTGTACTCGACCTGAAGCAGGGTAGCCGTAAGATCATCGACAAGCTCGGTGGTATGCAGGGTATCCGGGACAGGTTCAGTACTACTGCTGCGGAAGAGTCCAGTATCATGCAGGCGTTCTCGCAATTCCAGGCAGACAAGGAGAATGAATATAGCGCCGAGATGCAGAGTGATCTTATGCATAATTACAGGGCTGTACGCACCGGGGCGATCACCTTTGAGCAGGGGCTTGTGAATGGAGAGACAATAGCAGCTAAGTATGGCAAGGGGAACAAGACTCTCAACGCCATATCTTCAGACGTCTGGGGCGCTGCTAACATTTACATGAATAAGCTGGACGCTGATAGGGAACGAGAACTAGCCAAGCAGGAGCGCCTCCTTGAGAAGGCTCAGGCAGATTACATGAAGGAGCTAGCAGTGTACACCAAGGCTGGGCAGGCAGTAAGCCAGAACGCCCTGTACGCCCTGGACAAGGAAGAGACTTCTGCTGCGTTCCAGCTCATCACTAGAGATATAGATGCTCAGTTGATGAACGAACTTGCTGCAGGAACTATCCAGCCTACTGAGGTGGCAAAGACCGCTGCTGATAAGATGGCTACAGCTATCGACCAGTACGGGGTGGTGTACGACGACCTCGCTAATCATGCAACTGCTGCATTTAATACGAATCTTATAGCTAACGACAAAGGTCAGGTGTATGAAGGGGTGATGAATGCGTATAGTAGCTTAGCGCCTCTGTACGATATCAATCCAGGGTTAGCTCTAAAGCACCTCAAGACAGACGCTGCGAAGTCGATGTTCGTGATGGCAAGGGAAATGGACCTTAGTACAAACTTCTCGTCTGAAGATGCACTCAAACAGGCCGCTGCCAACACTAGGCAAGATATCTCCCCAGACTTAGCGAATAAGTACTTCACCACAGAAGTCCTGTCTGAGCTGCGGGACACTGTTGCGAGTTCTGTAAAGCGTATGGCCCCTAGTCTTAATCCATTCACAACCGCCAAGCGCGGAAGTGTGATGGAGATCAGTACGTGGGAGCTTGAACGGGCAGCTACCGATCCGGCGTTCTTGGAGCAGGTGCAGCGCCGCGCTAGAAAGACTTGGTTCAAACAACCTAATCTTACTCCTACACAAGCCACCGCATTAGCTATGGCTGAAGTTCAGGACAAGGGCGCGTACGTACTTGGTAACATTATAGTACCAGAAGGTGATGACAACCTGCACCAGATATTGGATATGAAAGAGTACACCCCGGAGACTGGGGCTCCACACGAGGCTGTAGTCGAGTGGCTGAAAGCTAATGGACCGAAGTACTTCGGTAAGCAGTGGTTCGACTCTGAGATTGCTACTCGGGGTAGTGGTGCATTTATGGGATACTTGGGAACCAAGATAACAGGAGTATTCCGGGATGTGCCTGAGATGTACGTATCCTTGGATAAGGGGCGAGACGGGTACACCCTGTATATGCAGCCTGTCCTGAATGATGGCTCCCCCGGTATTGCTAAAAAAGTACCGGCCTCTGAGATCGGTACGTTCTATCGCGAGTGGCGTGTGAAAGAAGCACAGGACGCACCAAAGAAAACTAGGGACAATTTGATTGATCCCCTCAATACTATGTAAGGAGATTGTATGCCTATACCCGGAGAGATTCCTGTTAGTCTCATGCGAGAAGAGCCTGTCATAACTGAGAGCATAAATCTCTTCGGCCCGGCTAGTGCTGAAGAGATAGCGGCGCATGATAACAGAGAGCGAGATGAGTTGGGATTTGTTGAGGCGACTAAGGAGGCTTTTAGTCTTGATAATGCAGCTATAAACTTTTACGACTACTTGAATCGTAAGGCTAGTTACGCACCTGATCCAGACTTCGACTTCACACAACACAGTACCAAGCTGCTTGCCGGTATACAGAGCACATGGCACGACAAGTTCAAAGGGGTTGCATCTCTTGATGAGGCTTTGGACTTACGGGAGACTATCCTTGCAGAGCAGGAAACAGCAGAGCGTCTAGCGGATAATGGTTTCACTGGCGGCTTTGCTAGGATGGCAGCGGGTGTATTGGACGTTGATATGTTATTGCCCGGTATTGGGCCTGCAAAGAAGATGAGCCTACTGGCTAGGGCTGCTCGTGGGGCCGGGTACGGGGCTATAGTTGGTACAGTGGCAGAGTCTGGTCTTGCTACCTTTGGTGAAACAAACGACTGGAGCACCGTACCCGTAGCTGCCTTAATGGGGTTTACAGTGGGTGGTGCTATCGGTGCGATCAGACCACGCGTGGGCTTAGCCACCGAGATCGTGGATGATGCGCCTGAAGTACCGCCTATTAAGCCAGTAGTCGCCTCTCAGCCGCCTGCTATTCATAAAGCTGCGAAGGACTTGGCAGAGAATGCTAATGACCCTGTTGCGGTTCGGGAGTTGGACAGCTTAGATCATGTTATCAATGACTACAGTGGAGCACGAGTGTTTGTTGGAGACGAGGGCACTATTGGGGAGAGGGCTACAGACTTCATATCTGGCCTGAGTACTAGAAAGGAGCTTGGTGAGGGTTGGCCCTCTAAGGTCAGAGCAGCTCTTTCCAAAGGCCCATTCGCTGATGATGCAACTCGTATGTGGGATTCTGGTAGCCCTACCATGCGGTCCTTGTCAGTGAGCTTATTTGAGTTCGCTGACGGATCTGTGGTTAACAACAAGTCAGGGGCTATGTTGAAAGAGTTCCTGTTTGGGCACACATATAAAGTGCAGGCTGAGGTGTACGACACTGTTACCTCTGCTATGATAAAGAAGAAAGGTTTAGGGGTGTTTGACTTTAAGGGTAAGACAGAGTACATGCGTGATCTGAATCGCCGTGTGTATATGGCTGCTAATGACCTTAACCTTGAACGTACACCTAAGCTCGACGATGACGTTGCTGATATACTCGCTGGTATCAGGGATATGTCAGAGAAGTTCCGTAAAGAGGGCGCAGGTGGATTCGGAGGTGAGCGCGCGGTTCCTGGGTTTGAGAATCTCAAGGAAAAGGCTGCGTACATCCCGTTGCCATGGAACCCAGATAGGCTGCGTGGAGTGTTGACCAAGCTGGAGAAGGAGATGGGTAGTAAGTCTGCTGCTAGAGCTAGACTTAACAAGGCCGTTAAGCAGGCGTATATTAGCGCTAACCCGGATATGCCAGAGGATGTTGCCAATCAAGTAGCTTTGGCCCTTGTGCGTAGGCAGCTTGCCAAGGGCGATATCATGGATACAAATATACAAGCGCTGCTGAAGAGCGACGATTCTCGTGACTTATTGGTTGAGGCCCTTGTGGATAACGGAGCTACTAAAGAGCAGGCAGAGGCAATGCTTAGTAAGCTCAGTGCGAGTGATGTTGAGAAGGGCACGATCTCCTATGGTAGACGCAGAACCAACATCGATCTGGCCGGGGAGTACGAGGGTATCAAGATCGTTGACCTGATCGATCCCGACTTGCAAGGTGTACTCATGCGCTACTCAGACGCCATGAGTAAACGTATAGCCCTAAGTAGACACGGTATTGATAGTAAACGTAAGATGGTGGCTATTAAGAACCAGATCAAGAAGGAGCTGGGCAACTCCAGTCAGGCCGACAAAGAGGCAACGGAGCGCTTCATTGATTATATGTTTGAGTATTTTGAGCCGGGCACTGTGGACAAACACATTAACCCTTGGATGCGTAGAGCTAAAGCATCTGTGAATTTATCCTTACTGAGTAAGCTGGGTATCACACAGGGTGCAGAGACTGGTGCAGTCATCGCTGCTACAGGTGTTACAAACTTCGTACGCGCGTCTAAGGTTCTAACCCAAGCAAGCCAAGGTATGCACAAGAAAGCTCTATTAGAAGACTTTGGTTTCCTCATGGGTAACGTGGCGTACGAGCGTGGACTATTGAGGTCAGACTTCGCTGCTGATGCTGCTGTGGATGTTATATCGAGTAGTAGTAAATTAGCGCGAACCTTCGATAATGTATTGGCTAAAGGACAGCACTTTCAGAGTATGATCTCTGGGTATACCAAAGTAGTGGAGTCCCAGATACAACTGGGAGCTATAGCCGGAGCTAATAAGATATTCAGAGGATTAAAAGCAGGTAAGCCTGACGACCTAAATGATATGTTCAAATCTATGGGTGTGACTAAGGGGAGCATCAAATCCTTACAGAAGCTCGTAGATGATGGTGTGATTGAGTTCGGTGAACATGGGCATGTTGAGAGGCTGAATGTGCAACAGTGGCCTATGCGTATTAGAGAAGACTTTGGTATAGCCTCCCTGCGGTTGGCTAGGCAAATGACTCAGAGATCGATGGCCGGGGAAAGTATCCAGTGGTTACATGATCCATCGTGGGCTATATTCGGGCACTTACAGACCTTCCCATTATTGGCTATGCGAAAGCAATTCCTGCGGAATGCTGGAAGGAAAGATGGACAGCTCGTATCACTAGCCTCGTGGGGTCTTGGTACTGCTACCCTTGCAGCTATGGTGACTGCTATGACTGAGGGACACGACATGACGCCAGAGTATTTGGCGCGTCGCGCATTCACACTGAATAACGCTCTCGGCTGGACTGCTCCGGGTATAGACTTATTCGCTGTCATGACTGGACTAGAAGAGTACGCCCCCGGTGGTAGGTACGCACAGGATGTAAGTATCCCTTTACTTAGCGTGGCAACTCGCGCTCAGGGAATCCCAGAAGCCCTCGTCGGACTAGTACCGGGGATGGAGTTCACAGCTACAGACAAAAGAGCCATGCAGGTTCTACCTGTCGTAGGTGGCGCTGTATTCATGGGTAGGGTTTGGGACGCTGCTAGAACTGACTACGAATAGTAGCCTAGCTTTAAAGATAAAACTTAACGGGGAGGTCCGCCTCCTCAAAAAGGAGCTTGTATGCCTATAAATTCTGGGTATAGTTTTTATGAGTACGCGGGAGATGGTGTAACTACACAGTTTCCTATACAGTTTGCGCTCGGTGAATTGAAGCGTAGCTTTGTTACGTGCAGGGTAAACAATGAAGTAGACGCATTCGGAGAACCGCTGTACAGGGAAATTGCAGACGTTCCTGGAGATCCAGGTATGGTAGAAGTACTTGGCGCTGTTCCTGCTATTGGAGCACCTGTTGTATTTCGCCGCATTGTGCCTAAAGAGTTGTTGCTGCACTTATACGCAAATGGAAGTATCCTTGACTACCCATCCCTTGACGAGAGCCACTTACAGCTTATGATGGCTTTGCATGAAGTGCTTGATGGGTACGGACTTACAAATGTATTCACTGACATCAACATGAATGGATACAAGATCACCAACGTATTCACTGATGTAGACAACCCAGATAGTTTGGCTACTGTTGGGTTTCTTGGTACGTACCGGGCGGACGCATTGCAGGCTGCTATTGTGGCGGCTGCGGCACAAGTAGGAGCTGAGGCTGCTAGGGACGCCGCTATAGCTGCTAAGGATATAGCCGTTGCCGAGTCCGCAGCTGCGCAGGTAGCAGCTGCTAACGCGGCTAGTGATGTATCAGCCCTACTCTCTGGATACGTAGTAGACGCACAGGCTGCCAAAGTTGGAGCAGAGCTCGCCGAAGATGACGCACAGATCGCGCAACTGGCTGCGGAGCAGGCTGCTTTAGATGCCACGGCGGCGGTATCTGGATTAGATGCTCGTGTAGATGTGCTTGAGTCAGATTTACCCAACCTCGCTACCACAGTCGCAGATAAGCTAGACAAAGATGAGAACATAAACATCAGTGTGTCTGTAGCAGCGTCTGGGGCATCTATTGACTTCGTTGATATTCCTGCTGGTGTAAAGCGTATTACAATCCTGCTTGATGGTGTAAGTACTAATGGTGCGTCGAGTATATACATGCGCTTAGGCTCAGGTGCGCTGGACTCCACTGCTACATATGTGGGCGGTTCTGTTATCATGAGCGGCACCACAATGGCAGTAGGCACACATCCTGCTCAGACGTACGCTGTACTAGAGCAAACCACAGCCGCGCGTAATACCACTGCTGCACGCTATGGAAAAATAGTCCTTGAGCGACTGTCAGCTTTGTCGTGGAGTATCGCGTCTAGGTTAGTTAACTCTACACTCACTCTGTCGGATATGTACGTTGGTAATAAAGTGTTGTCTAGCGCCCTAGATAGGCTGTCGTTGCTAGTTGCTGGGTCTGTGTTTGATGACGGTAATGTCAGTATTAGTTGGGAGTTTTAATATGAAAACTGTAGTACATGTTATAAGTGGCGCTATCATCAAACGTGCTATGACTTTAGACGAGATTGCTGCGCATCCGGTTATTACAGAACTGGATCTGCAAGTGGCCGCAAGAGAAGCGTTTAAGATGAAGCGTACTGAAGCCGTCAATCAGATAGTAGTGGAGGTTGATGGCCTCCTATTTGACGGTGACGAGGTAGCGCAAGGCCGCATAGCTAGGTCTGCCACCGCTATGCATGATAATGAAACGATTACTTGGGTATTGGCTAATAATACTCCTGCAGCGGTGACTAAAGTACAACTCATCAGGGCTCTACGATTAGCCGGTGCAGCGCAGGAGAAACTTTGGATGTACAAGGAATAACTATGGAACACAGTTGCACTGAACTGAAGCGATTGGACCGCATAGAGGAATTGCTTACAAAATTGTCTGATCTACTCGTTAGCAATGCAACATGTGATTTGCGCATTGATCATATCGAGGCGATAGTTGCAGATTACGAGATTAGGTTACGAGCACTTGAGAAGACACGAGAGAAGGACGGTAATAACGGTAAATGGATAGAGCGCATTATATGGCTGTTGTTCGCAACTGCTGTAGGTGTCCTCGCTAGTGGAGTATAATATGTCAAAGAAGTCAGCCCCGGAGCGGGAACTGAATGAACTGCATGCACTTCAGACTAAGGTGTACACTATGGCGTTGCAGAGCATTATTGCCGCCTTATCATCTGAGGATGAAGAGATGAAGGCTATTGCCCTGTCTGCTGTTAGTCCTAGTCTGTTGAATGCAATCAACTCATTTCTGAAGAACAACGATATCACATGTCAGCCTGAAGTGCTGACTGAGCTTACGAGCACAGAGCGTCGTCTGAAAGAGCGCATGAAAACTCGCAAGGACATGCCAGCTTTCGACCTTGAAGAGATGGAAAGCATGGCTAGGCAGTAATCATGAGAGAGTCAGCAGAACAAGCCGATGTTCGCTGGAAGAACCTTGAGGCCCTTCAAGAGCATTACAAAGACTTTAGGACATTCCTATTTGATGTAATGACAAGCTTGTTGGGCTTCAACTGTTCTTGGCTCCAGTTGGATATTGCATCATTCTTGCAGTTCGGCCCTACTTATATAATGATACAGGCGCAGCGTGGTCAGGCCAAGACCACCATCACGGCGGCTTACGCTGTGTGGCGTCTGATTCATACACCTACAACCCGTGTCCTCATTGTATCCAGTACAGAGGACATGGCATCTGAAATATCGAACTGGGTTATCCAGATCATCCGTGGTATGCCGGAACTAGAGTGCCTCATGCCAGACATGCAGGCCGGGGATAGATGCAGCGTAAAAGCCTTTGACATTCATCATAGTCTCAAGGGCGCTGAGAAGTCTCCTAGTATCAAGTGCAGGCCCATCACTGGTTCTCTGTCAGGCAACCGTGCTGATATCCTGATTGCGGACGATATCGAGACTCCCAAGAACTCACAGACTGAGGCACAGCGCGAGATTCTGCGGTTCTTGACGAAGGAGTTCACTTCGATCTGTAGTACAGGCCGGATCATTTATCTGGGCACGCCTCAGAGTATTGACAGTATTTACAACTCTTTACCTGCTCGTGGATACACGGTCAGGATATGGCCGGGAAGATACCCGACTTTTAAAGAAGAGCAGAACTATCAAGGACTACTGGCTCCAATGATAGTCAAGCGCATGCAGCAAGACCCATCTCTACGAGAGGGGGGTGGGGTGTGCGGAGATCGTGGGCAAGTAACTGATAGCGTCCTGTTGGATGAGGAAACCCTCACCAAGAAGGAACGGGATCAGGGGCCTGCGTACTTCCAGTTGCAGCACATGCTGGACACTCGACTCATGGATGCTGCAAGGTACCCGCTGAAGCCTGAGCGTCTTATTGTGGCCGAGTGCGGAGAGCGCGCCCCTTGCGTAATCACAGCAGTAGCTAGTGAGAACAATAGGTTCGAGCTGCCGTCTGGGTTCCCGATCAAAGCTAGACTGTACAGGGCTAGTAGAAGTACTGATGAGCATACGGGGTTCATAGGAACGCACATGTTCATTGACCCCGCTGGAGGTGGTGCGAATGCTGACGAAACTGGGTATGCTGTTACTAAGGCTGCTAACGGCTATATACATGCAGTTGAGATTGGTGGCGTAAAGGGTGGCTTAGACAATGATAGTTTGCAGCAGCTAGTCGAAGTAGCTAAGCGGTGGAAGCCGGATACTGTAGGGGTCGAGAAGAACTACGGTAACGGCATGTATGCTGCTGTGCTTATGCCCATGATATTGAAAGAGCATAAATGCGGCCTTGATGAGCCTTGGAACACAGGGCAGAAAGAGTCGCGTATTATTGGTGTGCTTGAGCCGCTACTTGGTAACGGTAAGCTCATCATAGACCCTCGCTGCATCGAAGAGGACTGGAACTCTGTGCAGCAGTACAGCATGGATGTACGAAGTCAATACAGTTGGCTGTACCAGTTGCTTCGAATTACGAAGGAGCGCGGTGCATTACTGCATGACGATAGACTTGAGGCTCTGGCTATGTCTTGTTTGTTCTGGGTACAGAGTATGGCCCAGGATGGTGAGGCCCAGCAGAAGCGAGAGCAGGCTAAAGAATGGTACAAGAAAATGCGTGATCCTCTTGGTGAGGGTCGAGACTACGGTCTAGTTAAACCTAAAAAGAACTCCGTCATGCGGCGATTGTCGGTACGGAGATGAGGAAATGCAATGGCTACGACTCCTAACGAACTCCCTTTTATTACTGATACTACTGGCTGTACCTACAAACTGCGAGAGGCAGGCATCAAAGCATGCCAGAACTGCACAGACAAAGCACAGCATGATGCTATCAAGCAGACCTTGCAGGTGCTCGCTAAGTACCTCGGAGAGTGCTTTGCTGACCGAGAGGCTGAGAAGCAGAGTATCATTGCACGGCGAGAAGCTATGCATGCCGAGGCTGCTAAGTACCAGCATAAGCTCAAGGAGGCCGAAATTGTTGAATCCGAAGCTGCTTCTGACTAAGGTTGAAAGGATGCTACGGGAGCGGGGGTACACTCGTACCCTCGACCCGCGTCTGCTATATGTACTACTGAAGCATGAAGGCGGCCTCGTAGATAATCCTCGGGACCCCGGTGGCCTGACGAACTGGGGAATCTCCCTGCGTGCGTACCCCTGGCTGGGCCGGGACGGTATCGCTGCGCTCTCACAGGAGCAGGCGGGGAGGATTTATCGCCGGGATTATTTCGACGCTGTACGGGCCGCTGAGATGCCCCCTGAGATCGCGCTGGCGGCCTTGGACGCTGCGGTGAACCAAGGGGCCACTTGGACCCGCCGGGCCTTGCAGGTGGCGGCTGGGGCGCGTCCTGATGGGATCATTGGGCCTAAGACGCTCAAGGCTGTGCAGGCCCCCGGCGTGCTGGAGAAGTTCCTGCTGCTCCGATCGGATAGGTACGTGCAGAACAAGAACTTCGATGCGTTCGGTAAAGGATGGATGCGAAGACTACTGAAGATAACTATAGCCTGCGTTGAGTTGCAGAGCACAGGAGATAATGATGTATCTTGATGTAACGCTTACGGCAGGTCAAGCCTCCACACTATACCGCTTGATGCTCGGCTACAACAACGCTTATCCCATGTGGTTCAACAAGATCACGGCCTGGAAGGAACAGGTATCGGATGCGCGGATTCTGGAGGCGATGGCATGAGACACACAATAGCGTACTTCGGAGCATACTACCATTGCCCTGACATCTTCAACGGTGATCCCGGTGATTATCGAAACGGTCAACCAATCCTGCACGGTGCGCCCCGCTTGCACTATATCAAGTGCAGCGATGATGTGTATTATGTGCGGCTTGCCAAGGACTTCATTCACGATCCCAATGGCGAGTTCATTTGCGACACTACCGTATGGGCGGCAGATGATGAAACCAACGCGCTGAACTTTGTGAACGGCGGTGGGCTTGATGCTTTCCATCCCGTCACGCAGATGATCCTTGGCATGGACCTTGAGGCTGGCCTTGAGCGTGAGGACATTCTGGAACTTCGTGCAGGTATTATGATGCAGTCCTTTCTAGGGTTCGTACCACAGCATGTGTTCATGGTGCGGCCAGAATTGGCTGGTGCAGACAGTATTGAAACAGAGGACGGTCCTATTCAAGTAAATAAATTCAATCCTGGGAGCTGGTACGAACTAGACAACCAAGAGTTCATGTAAGGATATTGCAATGGAAATGATTAAGTTCGTATTTGATTACGTAATGCAGAATAGCGTCGAGTTGGTAGCTATCCTTGGTAGCATAGTGGCCTGCGCCTCGGCAATCGCTGCCCTGACCCCTACCCCGAAAGACGACGCATGGGTAGCTAAGGTGTACAAGATTGTCGATTGGCTCGCCCTGAACGTAGGGAAGGCGAAGCAGACCGATAAGGTCGAGTAATACAATGCTGAAGTTCTTAGCCGTGCTGGGGAGTATCCTTGAGGTGCTCCTCGGCATTATACAAAAGAGTCAGAGGCAGAAGGAGCATAAAGATGCGCAAGCTAAAGCTGACATGGCTGCTACTGATCCTGCTGGTACTTTCAAGCGCATGTTCAGCCGCGAGGGGCCAAATGGTGCAAGAAGCGATCCTTCCGGTCAGACCAAGTCTTGATGTACAGCAGCAGGAGAACGGCGGTATCTGCTTGGATAGGGAAGATACTAAGGAACTGCTGCTGTACATTATGCAGCTAGAGAGGGTGCCCGCAGGCTGGTAGGGTGCGGAAAGAGGTAGTGTTTGAAAAATTGGGTCAGAATTGTGGCGGGGGACCTCGACTGGTCTATTGATCGTGCGCCCCCGTGCGCCTGCGCGTGCCTGCGCGTGCCTGCGCGTGCCTGCGCGTGCCTGCGCGTGCCTGCGCGTGCCTGCGCGTGCCTGCGCGTGCCTGCGCGTGCCTGCGCGTGCCTGCGCGTGCCTGCGCGTGCCTTCTAAGGCTCCGGGCGGGGCGGGGCCTACCTTGCCCTGCCTGACCAGCTCCGGGCCTGTCTCCGTGGCGCTGGTGGCGTTTCATGGGTATGCTGGTAGGTGCATGGCTGGAGCTGGGGCAGCGGGTCCGGCTTGGGCTATCTGTCTCTTGCATGCCCTACCTTGCATGCCCTACCTTGCATGCCCTACCTTGCATGCCCTACCTTGCCACGTGTACTACCTTGCCCTACCTGCTACAACCAAGCGCACTAACTGAGAGCATACATGCAAGCA